TCGCGGGTCCTTCCCCCGCTTCCCGGCACGGGTGCGAAACGACCGCGGAAATGCGTTAGTGCCGGGGTGCGGGTGGGGTTGACGGTGGCGTTGACATTCCCCTCCCACGGTTGACACGACGATGGCCGCTCGCTACGGATCAGGTGCCGACCTCGCCCGCGCGCTGGGCATCACGCGCCAGGCGGTGAGCAAGGCCGAGAAATCCGGCCGCATCAGCCGCTCGGCCAACGGCCAGTTCGATCTGGACGCTGCCGCGATCCAGTACCGTTTGCACACCGACCCGGAGCAGCAGCTGCGCAGCCTGCAGCAGCGTGGCGCCGAGGTCACGGTGCTCGATCGTCCCGGCCCCTCGGCGGCTGCCTTCGACCTCGCCGCGCGCGCTGCCCACGCTGCCGCTCAATCCGCCGCCGGCCTGCCTGCGCTGCCCGACATTCCCGGCATGGATGCCGCCGGCCGGCTCATGGTGGCCAAGGCCCGGCGCGAGCAAGCCGAAGCCGAGCTCGCCGAGATCGAGCTGAGCAAGGCCCACGGCTCCCTGCTCGATGCCGGCGACGTCAAGCGCGCCACCTTCGCCCTGGCCCGCAGCGTGCGCGATGCCCTGCTCGCCGTGCCCGATCGCCTCGCCGCCCAGCTCGCCGCTGAATCCGACGCCGCCGCGTGCCGCCGCATGCTGGCCGACGAGCTGCGCCAGGTCCTTGCCCAGCTCACCGTCCTGCCGGCCGAAGAGCCCCCGGCCTGATGCTTGCGGCGTGGGACCTGCTGCGCGCCGCCGCGGCCGATGGCTTCGCCCCCCCGCCTGACCTCACCGTCAGCCAGTGGGCCGACGCCTACCGCATGCTCAGCAGCAAGGGCGCGGCCGAACCCGGCCCGTATCGCTCCGACCGCACCCCGTACGTGCGCGAACCGGCCGATCTGCTCTCTGAATCGTCCGACGTCGAGTGCGTCGTGCTGCAGTGGGGCGCCCAGGTCGGCAAGAGCGAGGCCGGCAACAACTGGCTCGGCTACGTGATCGACGTCGCCCCCGGCCCCATCATGGCCGTGCAGCCCACCATCGACCTGGCCAAGCGCTACAGCCGCCAGCGCATCGCCCCGATGGTGCTCGAGACCCCGCGCCTGCGCGACAAGGTGAGCGAAAACCGCTCCCGCGACGAAGCCAACACCACCCTGCTCAAAGACTTCCCCGGCGGCGTGCTGCTGCTGGCCGGCGCCAACAGCGCCGCGGGCCTGCGCTCCATGCCGGTGCGCTACCTGTTCCTCGACGAGATCGACGCCTTCCCGCTCGACGTCGACGGCGAGGGCGATCCCGTCGGCCTGGCCGAACGCCGCACCGCCACCTTCGCGCGGCGCAAGATCCTCAAGACCAGCACGCCCACGCTGCGCGACTTCAGCCGCATCGAGGCCGCCTACCTGGCCGGCGACCGCCGCCGCTACCACGTCCCCTGTCCGCACTGCCAGGTCGAGCAGGTGCTCGCGTGGCCCAACGTGCGCTGGCAGCGCGATGACGTCGGCGCCCCCATCCCCGGCACCGTGCGCTACGCCTGCGCGCACTGCGCCACGCTGATCGAAGAACACCACAAGCCCTACATGCTCGCGCATGGGCGGTGGATCGCCGAAGGCACCGCAGGCCGCGTCGCCAGCTTCCACCTCAGCGCGCTCTACTCGCCGCTCGGCTGGTACAGCTGGGAAACCGCCGCCGCCGAGTTCTACGAGGCCAACGAAGCCGCCAAGGCCGGCGACGTGTCCAAGCTGCGCGCCTGGACCAATACGGTGCTGGCCGAGACCTGGGAAGACGCCGGCGACAAGGTGTCCGAGGGCGAGCTCCAGCGCCGCGCCGAGCCCCTCGAGCGCCGCACCGTACCCGAGCGTGCCCTGGTCCTCGTGGCCGGCGTCGACGTCCAGGCCGACCGCCTCGAGGCCTACGTCTGGGCCTACGGTCCCGGCGAAGAGTCCTGGCTCGTCGAGCGCGAAGTGCTGCACGGCTCGCCCAGCGAGCTCGACGGCCCCACCAGCCCCTGGGTCGCGCTCGACGCCCTGCTCGAGGTGCAGTTCGCCCACGGCAGCGGAGGCACCCTCAGCATCGCCGCCACCGCGATCGACAGCGGCGGCCACCACACCAGCGAGGTCTACCACTACGCCCGCACGCGCGCCTGGCGCCGCGTGCTGGCCGTCAAGGGGCAGTCGCAAGCCGGCAAGCCGGTGCTGGGCAAGCCCACCGACCTCGACGTCAACTTCCGCGGCGTCAAGCTGCGCAAGGGCGTCAAGCTCTGGCCGGTGGGGGCCGACACCGGCAAGGCCACCCTCTACGGCCGCCTGCGCCTGGCGGCCCCCGGCCCGGGCTACGTGCACCTGCCCACCTGGGCCCCGCGCGAAGTGTTCGAGCAGATCACCGCCGAGCGCCTGGCCACCCGCTACGTAAAAGGCCGCCCGAAGCTCGAATGGCTCAAGCCCGCCGGCCGCCGTAACGAGGCTTTGGACTGCACCGTCTACGCCCTGGCCGCCGCGCACTTCCTCGGCCTGCCGCGCTGGCGCGCGCCGGATTGGGAGCGCCTGCGCGCCAAGCTCGCCCAGCGCAGCCTGCTGCCCGAGTCCAATGAAGACGCCGCAGCCCCCGACTCACAAGACCCGGCCGCCCCTGCAGCCCCGTCCGCCCCACCCCCCGACGCCACCCCGCGCACCCCGCGGCGCGTCGGCCGCATCGCCAAGCCCAAGGGCTTCGTCGGCCGCTGGTAATTCACCGCTCACCCGCTCAACCCCCGCAAGAGGTCCTGCCATGAACCTGATCCACCGTCTCGGCACCGCCGCCTCGCGCGCGCTGGCCGTCTTCCTGCTCGGCCTGGCCGCCCTCGCGCCGCAGCTCGCCAGCGCCCAGGCGCTGACCGACTACGCCGAAAACAAAATCATCGACGCCGTGATGCGCGCCCAGACGCTCGGCGCGCCCGCCACCTGGTACGTGGCCCTCTTCACGTCGGCCTGCTCGGATTCCGCGGTCGGCACCGAGGTCACCGGCGGCAGCTACGCCCGCGCCTCGCTGGCCGCGTCGCTCGCCAACTGGGCCGGCACCCAGTCGGCCGGCAGCACGGTGGCCAGCTCGGGCACTGGCGGCCAGACCAGCAACAACAGCGCCATCACCTTCTCGCCCAACCCCTCCGCCGGGTGGGGCACCGTCACGCACATCGGCCTCATGGATTCGCTCACCAGCGGCAACATGTGGGTCTGCGTCGCGCTCGGCACCAGCAAGACGATCAACTCCGGCGACACCGTGCAATTTGCCAGCGGCGCCCTGACCGTCACCTTCCAGTGATTCCGCTGCCCCGCGCCGCCCGCGCTGCGCGTCGCGCCGCTGCCGCGGCCACGCGCCAGCGCTGGTCGCGTTGGCGTGCGCGTGGCCCGGCCGCGGCCGTCGTCTTCCCGCCCCCGCCGTGGCCCGTGTTCCCGGCCGGCGCGCTCACCCTCACCTTCGAGTAAGCCATGGCCCTCACCGAATACGAAACCCGCGCCGCCGCCGCCGCCGACAAGCTCGCCGACGCCGCCGCCGCCCAGGCCAAGGCCGCGGCCGATGGCGTCGCCGCCACCGCCGCGCTCGCCGCCGCCAGCACTGCCCAAGCCCAGGCCATCGCTCGCCAGACCGCCGCGCTCGAGCAGCAAGCCGCCGCCGCCGCCGAGCAGTCCGAGGTCGCGTCCGCGCGCCTGCTGCTCGAGCAAGCCCAGGCCGCGCGCATCGAGCGCCAGGTCGCGGCCCTCGAGCGCGCCTCTCCCCCTGCCGCGCTCGCCCCCGAGGCCAGCAACGGCCCCGCGCCCCTCAACCCCAACCAGCGCGCCGCGCAGCTGCGCCGCGACGTGCTGCTCTGCCTCATCACCAGCGGCGCCTTCATGCGCCCCAACAGCGCCTCCACGGCTGATGGCCACGCCGCCGAGGCCGCCCGCGACGCTGCCCGCCTCGAGGCCAACGTCACCGCCATCCTGGCCGCCAGCGGGCCCGCCATCCTCGCGCAGTAGCCGCGTGGCCGGTCCCGCCCCGCGCCTCGGCCCCATCCCCCGCCCCGAGGCCAGCGCCCGCGCCGCCGCCGCCCTGCGCCGCGGCCGCGCTGCCCGCGCCGGCCTGGTGCTCGACGCCCTGCGCGAGGCCGAAGCCCTGCTCGCCCTCGAGCGCCGCCAGAACGACCTGCTGCGCACCCGCTGCACCTGGCTGGAAGGCGAGCACCACCGCCTCGAGCTCGCCCTGGCCGCCGCCGAAGGCCGCGCCCCGCACCTTGCTGCACTGACTTACGCCCCCTAAGGCCGCCATGACCCCCGCCCAGCTCGTCACCCTCAAGGCCGCCCTGCTGGCCGAGACCGACCCCGCCTTCGTCGCCGCGCGCACCGCCTTCGCCACCGGCGCCATGGTCGAGTGGCTCGCCCAGCCCAGCCCCGTCATCGTGTGGCGCACCCGCGTGGCCGAGCAAGAGATCACCAGCCAGGTCAGCGCCGAGGGCACCGTCTGGAGCTGGACCACCTACATCAACCGCAGCGCGGCCGAGCGCGACGGCTGGGCGCGCATGTTCAACGGCACCTACACCATCAACCCCTCGCTGCCCCAGGTGCGCGCCGCGTTTGCCGACATCTTCTCCGGCGCCGCGCAGATCGCCATCGACCAGCGCACCCACCTCGCGGCCATCAGCAAGCGCCCCGCCAACCGCGGCGAAAAGATCTTCGTCACCGGCACCGGCACGCTCGCCAGCCCCGGGCTGCTCGGCTTCGAGGGCACCATCGGCGAGTACGACGTCGTCGTCGCCCTCACCCAGATCTAGGGCGCCGCATGGCCGACATCAAAGCCAACACCAGCGCCGCCAGCAGCCTCACCATCACCGGCCTGGCCACGCTCGCCGCGGCCACCTATGCCGTCAGCGGCGCCATCGACCTCTCCGCCGTCGACCCGCTCGACCTCCTGGTCGGCATCACCGTCACCCCCGGCACGGTCAGCGGCAACAAGCAGCTGCTCGTGTTCGCCAAGGCCAGTCTCGACGGCACCAACTACACCACCGGCCCAGAGTCCGGCAGCAGCGCCGTTGACGAGCCCAACCTTTACCTGCTCGGCGCCCTGCCGCTCAACACCAACACCACCGCCCAGCGTGGCGTGTTCAGCGTGGCCAGCGCCCTGGGCTACGTGCCGCCCTATCTCAAGATCGTCGTGCGCAACGACAGCGGCGCCGCCTTCACCGCCGGCAGCGCCCAGTACGCCACCCAGGCCGGCGTCAGCGTGTAATGGCCCGGCTGCTGCAGGCGGCCCTGGCCGGCGTCATTCCGCAGGCCGGCGTGCGGCTCAACCTCGCCCACCCCGCCGCGCGCTGGTGCTCGGCGCTCATCACCTTCCCCAACGGCATCCCGGTCGATTGGGTCAACCGCCGCATCGGCAGCAGCTGGGGCACGCGCCCCGTGCCGCGTGGCCACCTGCGCGGCATGGCGGCCGACAACGTCGCCGGCGGCGGCGTCGGCGGCGGCCGCATTGACGACGCCGCGGGCCAGTCGCTCTACACGCCGCAGAACTACACGCACCTGTGCGTGGCGCGGGTCACGGCGGTCGCGGGCGATTGGTCTGCCGTGTACAGCACCAGCAGCAGCGACGGCAGCATCCTGAATTCCGGCATCCAAAACGACGGCAGCTCCAACCAAATCGGCTGCTATCACGGCAGCGGCGATAGCGCAAATACCGGCCTTTCGTTCACCGGAAATATTGTCGACTCCACTTGGCACGCATGGGCCGTGGCTGCCGCCAATGTCCCCGCGCGCGTGCTGTGGCGCGACGGCCTGCTGCTCGCCAGCTTCGGCTCGGGCGGCGTGGCGCCCAACAGCATCACCGGCGGGCGCTTGCTCTGGCACGGCGATCGCAGTTTCAACACCAGCCAGTACTTCACGCGCGGCCAGGTCGCCCTGCACGCCGTCTTCCAGCGCCGCCTGCCGGACGCCCTGCTCGCCGCCGTCACCCGCAACCCCCTGGCCCTGATCGCCCCATGAGCCTGCGCCGCTAC